CAAATGGATGGGCACGCCCAACCGACGCAGGTAATGCTCAAGTAACAGGCCGTACCTTAACCCACTATACAGTATCATTGGCTAGCGTTGATGTTGGCTATGCAGCTGTAAACAGTAACTTTGAAAAATTAATCCGCGCAATTGAACAAATTGGTTCAGTTGAGTTGATTGGTGTACCAACAAGTGGTGCTTTCCGTGTTGCTATTTCAGGTGCAGCACCTGCTGATACAACTGGTTCAGCTTCGTTGCAAGGTTATTGCAATACAGCAGTAAACGGTTCTGGTGTTGCTGGTACAACAGTGGCAGTATTTGTTTACTAAGTAAAAATTAGTAACTGATGTGACCAAGGGCAGTTTTTACACTGCCCTTTTTCTTGGCTATAAATATTGATATGGAAGCATTGTATCAATATCATGGTTATACTCTAATAGATATAACTAAAACAAATGTAATTAACTATTCAGCGGAACGCGAGCATTCACGTAATCAACAACGCAACTGGGAAACTATCTGTCAGATACTAAGTCTGCGAGCACAGTTGATGTCATTTGAATATATGGGTATAGTCAAAGAAGATGTTATCGCATACTCATTCGGCATCAACTATACTGGCTCGCATAAAATATGGGCATTTGACTTCGCAGTTGAACGCGATGATATATACGCATTTAACCACGATAGATATGGTACACTTAAAGATGACTTCAAAATTGCCCCTATCATACTAGGATTAGACGAAACAGCTAGCCCAACATTACCGTTGTTTTACTCGAGTGGTCCGGACAAAAATATCTACTTTAAAACACGTACTTAACAATATCTCAATATAACTAAATATTAGTTAGATGCAACAACAATAATCATGGCACATATTAAGGCATAAACTAGGCTCAACGAATACGCATCGCTAAACTTAATTGGACAGCGACAATGGCAAAACCTACAGAAATAGAGAAACAAAATCTAGAAGCTCATGTTGAACTGTGTGCCGTAAGGTATGGTAGTTTGGAAAATAAACTGGACAATTTAGAACAGAGAATGGATAAGCTCGAGTTACATCTCGTAGACATTAAAAATTCACTGGCTGATAAAGTTGCTGGTAGTGATAAGCAAACAATCAGCATATTTACAACAATGATGGGTGTTGTACTAGCTGGACTTATTGGTTTTATTACACACGGTATGTTCAAGTAATAAATACTTGTATGAAAATTGTCGAATTAACAAATAATTTATTATTACCTATTAACAACGAAGAAAGTGAATTGTTGGAACAGTTTGAAGGTACTGAATCTATTGCTAAAAGCAAGCTCAACGAACGTGAACAGTTAATCGCCAATGCCCTAACTGTTAAGGATGTACTTCGTCGAACCAATGAAGCCGGTAAAATCTACTACTCAAAACGAATTAAATAAAGTCGACGTTGAAAAAATACGAAGATTTACAGAAGCTGAACTTGCTAATCATAGTAAAGGTCCGCTTCCATTCTGCTATCAGCTTGGCGCAGACACACTAATCGTTGGCAAGTATAAAATAGCAAAGATAACAGATAAGAATTGGCGTATAACTAAAGATAACGAACAAGTATTTGATTTCTTCCTACGCAAAGATGCTATATTTTACTGTATTGCTTTACACAAGAATAAGTATGATTTAGCACAAGAAATACAAATTAATGATAATTTAATCGGTATACTTGAGTTTGATGCGGTATTATACAGATACAGATATAAACAAGCACAAGAGAAGAATGATGATTGGAAGATTACATTATATTCTAACAAATACACTGAAACCATGCTTAAAATCGAAGAGTCGAAGAAACAATTAAAGAAGTCTATCGTTTTGATAAATAATATTAAATAATCGCATTAGGAAGAACTAAACATGAAACTATCAGAAATGTCATCAACATCAGCAAACAAGATTAATAAACTATTAGAAAGTCGCTTTGGTTTTGCCATTGACTATAATAGCCTATCAATTGCTAAAGCAGAGAAACTAAGTGCTACGATTGCGGAAAATTTACATCGCATTCGTCATAGCCCGGCGTTACACACAGCTGAGAAGAATCCACGCTATATGGAATTGCTAACAGTTCAGGAAGGATTAAAACGTTGGTTACAGGAAAATCGTCGTCAACTTACTGAAGGTGAAGTTGGTAACGCAGAAGTATTATTGGCTGCTAAAGATATGGTTGATAGCGTTCAGGATACAATTGAAAAAGTTGGCAAAATGCAAAATGAACAACTTCCACAATTGCTTGATAGTATCCGTGATCAAATCGGGTCACAACAAGCCGATGCGTTTAAACAAGCAGTTGGTGCCACGTTAGATCAACTAATGCAAAATCTACAACAAGCACGTGAAGGTGTTGATAATGGCGTTCGTGTATTAAGCGGCGAGCAAGTTGACAATCCGATGGAATTGGGTGGTGATGATGAGTTTGGTGGCGAACTTCCTTTAGAACCAAGTAATGACTTTGATCAAGATGAGGAAAGCGATGGCTTCGGCGCTTCTGATTCAGCAGTTGGCGGCACTGAGGAATTGGGCAGAGAAGTACGTTAATGCGTTCATGCGAATTTGTGCACGGCCTAACAAACACTCCAGAGTCTAACTTAGTTACTGCTCTGGAGTTATTACGATTCAGAAATAAAGATCAACAAACCCCAGCCGTAATTAGTACAAACGCACTAATTAATCTTGTATTAAATACTGACAAAACATTTAGTTATGATGCGCTAGTTGATGCAAATGAAACTAACCCAGCAGTAAAAAATCTTATTAAATCTTTTAATAGAGATAAAGTTGTGTTGAATTCAGTCGACAATGATTTCGATGAAACAACTAACATTAATCAAGATAGTACACAAGCACCAGTGGATACAGTTAGTTCAATGGCTAAACGTGCCGCAAAAGAACGCAACGCACCACTGTTTTAAAATCCAGTTATGAAATTCCCAGTCATCGAAATTGTTGATCGCTACACTATCGCAGTAGTCAAATTTGAAAAAACCCAAGGTGCTAACCAAGAAGAACTTGATTTTTATATTAAACAGATGAGTGAAGTTACACTTGATCTACAACATCAATTAATCCTTGAATTAATTGAACATCACAAATATGTTTGGTCGCTTGAAGACGACTTTAAAAAGAATAGAATTGATGGTTTACCGCTAGTAGAAATTGGTCAACGAGCGTTACATATCAGAGACATCGGACATAAACGGGTTGAACTCAAAAATACATTAGCTGAACTATTAAACGATCCTGTTAGAGAAATTAAACGCGATCATATAAGTGATTAAACAATGATATATCAACTTACTCGATTCGAGTCAGAATTTCAACTTATTAAATTTGATTCTGGGTTTGTTGAATATCTAATCAATGAATATCTACCCGATAATAGTTTAGTAATCCCGAATATGATACTACCGTATGACGTTGATTATATTAAATTAGCAAGACAAATTAATATATATGATGAAATTTTAACTGTATTTTTTGATTGTTCGGGCGACCCAATTAATGTCGAGCAACGTATTGAACAAATTAAAAAATCTGGATTAACTAAACCATTTTATATATTAACTGGATTATTTAAATATCATAATAATCCTGCCTCTGATTCACGTATTGTATTCTTTCCATTTTGGTGTATGTGGATGAGTAAACCGTATGCTCCGTTATTATCGATAGATAAACATGAGTTTAGCAATACCCCTAAACAATATAAACTTAGCTGTCTGAATGGCACATATTGGAATCACAGAATACTAACATACTTGTATCTGACAGAACGTGCGTATTTTAACGATATAATGTTTAGTTTCGGTAATAGACAACGGTTTGACGACTTAGTGAATGAGTGTGTGTTAACTATAGATGAAATTAATAGATTTGCGCAATTACCGCAAACTGTACAATTCTTAACTACAGATACACAAATTGATGTCACAATTAATCATCCTGCTTATTTAGAAACATATATTAATCTTGTTACCGAAACTAATATTAGAGTAAGTACTCCTATGTTAAGTGAGAAATCATTTAAGCCTATTGTAGCAGGGCAATTGTTTATACTAATCGCAGCACAAGGTGCGATACAGTTTCTGCGTGACATAGAAATTGATACATTTGATGATATAATTGATCATAGTTATGATACTATAGTTGATCATAGAGAAAGAATACATACCGCAATTGCGCAAGTTGATCAGTTAATGACTTTAGATCTTGCGATGATATACGACCAAATAAAACCAAGACTACAACACAACTCGATCTACTTCACTTCCGAAGAATTCAAAAAACAATTTCCATCGATATTATCGACTATGGGAGTAAATAATGATTAGTTTAACTGAAATAGCTGCAGAGAAGATTAAGAAAAGTATCGAAGCACGTACTCCGACAACGCTGGGTATTAAAGTTGGAGTTAAGACT